TGCCATCTGAACCTAGTCCTTCTTCGGTGCCTTGCGGCGTGCCTTCTTGCGGGTGACCGGGGCCTCCATCGAGCGGTCGCTGCGCTCGACGGTAGCGGGCGGGGCGGGGCAGACCTTGCCGTGCTGGCCTCGCAGGGAGAGCTGCGCAGCGCTGCGGGTGGACGGGTCTGGGCTGTCCAGCGCGATCTCGAAGACCTCGCCGGAGTCAGCCCAGACGGTTCCGTCCTGGCGCGTGAGCGTGCAGCCCTCTCTAACCCGCATCCTCACGCGCCCTGCTCCTCGCGAGTCACGGCGACGTCGCCGTCCTCGTCGATCAGCACGACGTCGGTCAGCTTGCAGTCGGCGGCCTCGGCGATGGCCTTGCGCATGACGCCGACCTTCGCGTGCGGGATCGCCAGCTTGTCGCAGATCGCCTTCAGCGGATCCGCCTTCAGCTTGCCCAGCGGCACGGCGTCGACGGGAGCCTCGGCAGCCTCGGGGCGCGCGACAGCGACAACCTCGCCCAGCTCTTCGAGGTAGTCGATCGCGGGCTGGTAGTCGATCGGACCCTGGGCCTCGATCTCCTTCATCGCCTCGGCGCGCTCGGCCATCGGCACGGACACCAGGACGCCGTTGTGCCCGCCGCAGAAGAACGCCTCGCCGGGCGCGTCCATGTCGATGACGAAGCCAGCGGTCGCGCGCACGACGCGGTTACGGTTGCGGAAGTTCACGCGACCCAGGCGGGTCAGCGTGGAGGTCTCGGGGATCTCGACGAGGGCGGCGGGCCACTTGAGGTCTTGTCCCTGCTTGACGCGGTGAAGGTTCATGGTGTTCGGTGTCTCCGGCTGGATGGGTGGGGGTGCAGCGGGCGACGACGATCGCCGCCCGCTGCTTCAGGTCAACGACCTACACCTCGAAGGCGTAGGTGTCGGCGTTCTGCTTCGACTCGCTCGCGCCCATCAGCTGCGCGATGACGCTGATCGGGTAGTCGGCGGTGCCGCCGCCGAGCGCCGAGAACTTCAGGTAGCGCATCCGGGCACGGAGCTGCAGCGACCCGACCTGGATCGCGTCGTCGTTGGCGGTCGTGATGCTGGTGAAGTCCGCGTCGGTGACGTCGGTGTAGGTGCCGCCGCTCGTCTCGCACTCGGTGATCTTGATCGCCGTGATGGAGGAGGTCGTACCGGGGTAGGGGACGAGCGTGAAGACGACGTGACCGCCGTCGTACTGGGTCGTGTCGAGAGCCGTGCCGAGGACGGCGGCGGCGGGGGTGCCCTGGTAGTGCAGGACGGTCCCGATGCTGGTGCTAGGAGTGCGTTTCATGTCTGGATTCCTTTCGGTTCGTGGGTGGTGGTGGAGCCCGGCCTAGACGGCGAAGGCGGTGAAGGCCGAGGGCTGCACGCGGTGCGTGTCGAAGCGCTTGATGAGACGGATGTGCGTCTCGTCCTGGCTGAAGGCGTCGTCGGCGACGTCGCTGACGCGGATCTCCAGACCCTTGAAGTTGGCGATCAGGGCCTGATCCCAGGCACCGAAGACGCCGGAGTTGGCACCCGTCGCGGCGGCGAAGGCGGTCGAGGTCTCGATCTTGTGACCGAGGACAGCCTGCTCGGGGCCAGCCGAGAGGCTGCGCCGCTCGACGTCGACGTTGGTCGCACCGGGGGCGACCATCATCTCAAGGCGCTGGGTCGGGTGGACCGCCCAGCCGAGGTTGCCGAAGTACGCTTCGGCGACCATCAGGTCACCGAGCGCGTCGACGAGCTGGACGTAGGTGACCGCGCCCGAGGACGTGGTGAAGCTGCCGATGTCGGGGTCGTTCATCAGGCCGAGCGGCTCGCCGCTGGAGCCGGAGCCCCGCAGGACGAGCAGGTCCGACTTGATCGCCATGTCGCGGCTCGCCTGCATGGTGAACCAGGACTCGGCGGCGGCGGGAGCGTTCTCCAGCATCAGGTTGTGGACCTTCACGCGGACGCCGCAGGTCTTCGGCTCCAGGCTGAACTGCTCGATGGACAGGTCGCTCGCCGGGATGGCGTCGCCCTCGGAGGCGATCGAGCTGATGGTCGTGCCGCTCGCCACGCGGTTGAAGTGCATCGCGCCGCCGACGCCGGGCAGCTCGGTGAGGCCGAGCGTCGCGCCGTTGAAGATGGTGCGGCGCTGGAGCATCTCGATCAGGCCGGGGACGAGGTTCTCGGGGACGAGGAAGCCGCCGCCCGAGTCGGTCTGCATGCCCATCGTCTTGATGATGTCCTGCTCGTACTCGGCCTTGCTCCAGTCCTTCGTGACGATGGACTGGATGCAGCGGGCCATCGAGAAGCCCTTGCCCGTGACGGGGTCGAACTCGTCGCCGCCGTCGACGAGGAACTTCTCGTTCTCGCGCTTGGCCTCGGCGGCGGCGGCGATGCTCTCGACGATCTCGTCGAGGCGCTTCTCGATGGCCGCCTTGTCTTCGGTGGCGGCGGTCTGGAGGTCGGCTTGCGCCTTGGTGAAGTTGATCTCCATCGCCTCGACGGCGGTGGTGAGCTTCTCGATGTTTTCGATTGCGGACATGGTCTGCGTTTCCTTTCGGTGTGGGAGTCGGGAGTCGGGGGAAGGGGTGCCTACTTCGGCGAGGACGAGAGCGAGCGGGTCGCGCGCTCCAGGGCCGCGCCGAGATCGGCGAGCGCCTTCGCCTGCTCCGCGTCCTCGTCACCCGCATCGGGATCGGCCTGCCCCTCGGGGGCAGTCGGTCCATTGGGAGTCGTGGCGCTTCGCTCGGCGAGGTCGGTCAGTTGGTCCGAGAGCTGCCGCATCGCGGCCATGCCCTCGGTGATTTGGTCGACGGCCTTCGTGGTGGCCTCTGCCAGCGCCGTCATCGCGTCCATCGCACGCTCAAGGCCCGACGGGACCTCGGCGTCCTCGGGCGCGTCAGGCGGCGTGTCAGGGCCGTCGGTGGAAGGAGTGCCGCCGTCCGCTTCGTCAGGTGTGGTGGGGGCGTGGTTGCCCCCCTCGTTGTCCAGATCGGTCGGCGGCACTGGTTCGGGGGTGGCCTCGGCGTCGCGCTGCTCGTCGGCGACCAGCAGGCGGCCCATGTCGACGACGCTGCGGACGCTGGCCTTGGCGCGCTCCAGCGCGGCGTCGGCGTCGCAGGGGTAGACCTTCAGGAAGCGGGCGGCGTCGGCGTCGCTGATGTCGCCCTTGCTGATCATGCCCTTGAGCCCGCGCTCGATCTCGCGGCTGCCGGGGTTGGCGGGCAGGCTGACCAGCGAGAACTCAAGCAGCTCCTGCTTCTCGTAGACCACGCCCCACGGACCCAGGCCCAGCTTCTCGCGCTCCTTCTGCGGGATGTCCTCGCCCCAGCGAAGCTCCACGGGAGCGAAGCCGACCGAGCCCGTCGTGACGATCCCGGCCTCGACCATGCGCCAGATCAGCCCGGCCTCGGGGTTGACCTCGTCGTCGGCGAGCGTGACGTCGCCGATCAGCGAGCGCATGCCGTCGATGCTCTTCACCGAGAGCTTGCCGCCCGTGCCGATCGGCGGGGCGTAGGAGTTGTGCCCCCAGAGGATCGGGCCGCTGGCGCTCTTGAAGTTGTCGGTGTCCCAGCCCCGCTGCCGGATGATGTCGCCCTGGCGATCGACCCGCTCGTCGCTGAAGACGTAGGAGCGGGTGCGCCCGTCCTTGGCCTTCGATGCCTTGGAGACGGCGCGGTAGTGCGGGACGGCTGCCGACTTGGCCGCGATGACGGCGTCGACGCCAGCCTGCTCCATGTCGAAGGTCGAGGCGGTCCCGGCTGCGATCGCGGAGGCGAGCGACGGGATGAGGGTGGGCTTGGTCATTTGATCAGCGGGATGGTGGTGCAGCGGCAGTTGATGAAGTCGCCGGGGTCGGCGCTCCCCGAGCCGTCGCCGGGGTACTTGAGTCCGTAGCCGAACTCCTTGCCGACCTTGACGGTCGTCTGGTCTAGGTTCTGGTGGGAGTCGCGGACGGCCCCATCGCGGGAGCTGACCCAGGTGTGCTTCTCGACGTCGTCCTCTTTCATCTGCGCGGTACGAGCGTGGCTCGTCGCGCTGTTCACTTCGGTCCTGGCGATCATCTCGGCGCGCGCGCCCATCTGGTTGACCATGACCTTCATGTCGGCTTCGAGCGCTTCGAGGACCTCGCGGATCGCCGCCGACATGCTCGTCGCGTCGTGCGCCCCGGCCAGGACCTTGACGATCCGCTTCTGGACGTCCTTCGCCAGCGTGGTCATCGAGCCCTCGGCGAGCGAGACCTCCTTCGCGGCCATGAACTCGGTGATGGCCGGGTCGGTCACGGTGAGGACAGCGCCCTCGCCCCCGACCTGGGAGTGCAGCGCCTCGGCGGCAGCGATCAGGACAGCCTCGATCTCGGGCAGCGCGGCCTCGGCCATCGCCTTCGCCCACTCGGCCTGATTCATCGCGAGGGCTCGTTTGACCTCGGCGTCGGTGGCGACGTACTTCTGGACGGTGCCGTTGGCGCTCTTGCCGCCGATCTGCCGGAGCTTCTTGCGGACGGCGAGGACGTAGTTCTTCAGGACCTTGTGCGCGGCCTTCTCGACCTTCGCTTCGTGCTTGCGGAGGAAGTCGTCGTGGGACTTCCAGACCGCCAGCATGGCGCGCTCGATCTCTGCGGCGTCGGCGGCGATCGCCTCGGGAGTGCGCTCGTCCTCGTCCGCGTCCTTCGTGACGACGGGCTCGGCGTCGCGGGTGTCGGCGGTGCCGTCCTTGCCGCGCGGCGTCTCGGGGTCGATGGCGATGGCGTGCGGGACGCGGTCGCCCTTCACCCAGCGGTCGTCCATGCCCTCGACGCTGTCAGCCATCTCGGCGAGTACGGCCCAGTCCGCGACGACGGCGGCGTCGCGGAGGCTCAAGCCTGCCTCGACCGCGATCTTCAGCACGCGGTCGACCTTCGAGTCCAGGTCCTCCTTCAGCACGCTGACGCCGGAGACGTCGAAGCGCACGCGGTAGTCGGAGCCCATGCCCGCCGTGCGGCGCAGGAGCTTGTGCCCCATCTCGTCCTCAAGGAACTCGACGATGGGCAGGACCGTGATCTCCCAGAAGACGCGGAGCGCCTCGACCGCGTTCGCGCGGTTGACGTCGTCGGAGATCGCCAGCACGGTCTTGGTCACGCCGAAGACCGAGAGGATGGTCTGGCGCGACCACTCGCGCATGGAGCCGAACTCCATGTCCTTCGGCGAGAAGCCGCTCTCCTTGAACTCGGTGCCGTGCGTGAGCAGCGCGACCTTGCCCGTCTTCTCGACGCCCGTGTAGCTCTGGTTGAAGTTGCTGATCAGCGCCTTCGCTTCGGGCTTGGTCAGGTCGGCGTTGGTCGACAGGAAGCCGCCGGGCCTGCCGCTGTTCTTCAGCAGCGCCTCGTCGTAGCGGTCGGCCTGGAAGAGCTTGGACGCCTCGCGCATCAGCACGGTGCCCGGCCCCATGCCCCGCGTGCCGTCGTAGGGGTTCGCCTTCGTGATCGGGACGACCGAGCCAGCGGGGAAGGTCTGCCCGTTGCTGATGCGGTACTTCGTCGGGAGCGCACCGATCTTCGCGTCGCAATCGGGGCTGACGTTCTCGCCTCGGATGGGGTAGATCCAATGCGGCACATTGAAGACGCCGCTGTAGGTCGTGTCCGTCCCCGCCGGGCCGCCCTCCTCGTTCAGCATGACCCAGTAGCTCTCGCCGTCGAGGAGGTGGAACTGGACGACCTGCTCGATGAACTTGCGCTGGCTCTGGCGGGGGTTCGGGAAGCGCAGGCGCTCGGCCATCGGGTGCTTGTCGTCCCGCTCCCAGCGGACCTCGCCGTTGCGCTCGGTGCGCTTCTCCAGGCGGATCGGCAGGCTGCCGATCGAGCTGGCGATGCGGTCGACGCAGGCGTAGACCCAGGGGCTCTGGGCGTAGACCTGCGTGATCGCGCGGTCCCCGGCGAGCGACATGATCGCGACGCCGCCGAGGGCCTTGCCCAGCGACTTGATCGTGTAGCCGCCGCTGTCCCCATCGCCGAACGGCTGGGCACGGTGGAACGCGCCGCGACCGGAGTCGAAGCTCTTGGCATCGGCGGCGACCAACGTCGGAGGGCCGGGCGGCTTGGCCTTCTTCTTGGTCATCTGGCGATCGCGCTGGATGTGGAGGTATTCGCTTGCAAGCTGATGCGCCCACGGTAGGCGCGGGCGCGCGAGGCACAAGCCCTTTCCCGCCACCCAAGGCGACCCCAAGGGCACCCCCGGAATCTCTTTCGGAAAATCGCCGCCGGGGCGGGCGCGAGTCCCCGCGTCGCGCGCCGCGCCCGCCCCCTGGCCCTGGGGACGCCCCAGGGGGCGGGTGAGGTTTTTTGGGGGAATCCCAGGAAAGGACTGGACGGGAGCGCGCGGGTAGCCGATGATCCTCTTGTCGGGGGACGAGACCCCCGCCCACCACCACCACCCCGAACCACCACCCAGCCATGTCGAACACCACGAACAACGCCGCCACCTGCACCGACACCTTCTCGACCTTCAAGGTCGGCGACCCCGTCAACTGGAACGCTGGCAGCGACATCGAAGCGGGCACCGTCTTCCGCGTCACCAAGACCCAGGTCATCGTCCGCCGCGTCGAGACCACCCTGCTCAACGCCTCCGACTCCGGCGAGGCCGACGCCCTCCACGTCGCCCCCGGCGGGTTCGCCGCTCACGTCTCGGGCACCCAGCGCTGGGCCTTCGGCGACATGACCGGCGGCGAGATCGTCTTCTCCCGCCGCGTCAAGACCATTCGAGGCGACGAGGAGATCATCGCCAAGATGCGCGGGACCTCGATGAAGGGCTCGATGCACTCCTGGGGCATCCTGCGCCCCGGCCACCTGCGCCACTACGACTACAACTACTAGGCCCCACCCGCGCCACCCGCACCGCCACCACCACCAGCCCCACCACCAAGCCATGACCACC